AGTCGCTCGTTATAGTTTCTTGACAAGGGTGATGGCTCGATCGTAGGCTTTCTCGGGCATTGTAGGTTCGACAACTGAGCGACACTGGTGTTTAAGCGTGATGTGTGATGTGACAGCTGTGGGAACTACCGCATAGGCATGAGATTCATCTATGAGTATGTTGTAAGTGGCCTCCTTGGGAACGGATTTACCGATGATAGCAAATCCTTCTTCCATACCTGTGTGCCAGAACTTAACAGATTAAGCCCCGGGAAGGTTGGAAATAAAGGCGGCGGCGTTTGAGAGAGACATGCCTGTCCGAGCCTCAGAGAAGAGTTAGTTAATCTAGAGATGGGGTACTAGGTTTTCTGCGGGCGTTTCGTCTATGTCTCCATTTATGTACGGAGAACAACCAGGGGTGAGCCAAGGTTTGCCCACGAGACTAAGGGCTGTGGCGGCTAATGCCTGGGCGACACAAGAGCGGTGGTTGGAATCTCCTTGGCGGTACTCAAATAAGGTCGGGCTGGAGCCCATATCGAGTATTGTCACGCTGTACCCTGTTTCTTTTTGGATCTTGCGGGCCATGGAGTCAAAAGTATGAAATCTAGAGCCTGTAGGGATTGAGAAGTCAACGACATTTTAAGCGGCAGTGCGGGCGCCAAACAGATCGTAAGCGAGGTTCTAGGTGATGCGCCACGTGAGACTTCCGAATTTAACCAAGAATGGGTAAATTCCGTAGGGAACTGGTTGTTCAACTACGTTTTTCAAAGGGATAACGTCTGAGATGGCGTATTCAATGGCTTCTGCGGAAATGTCTACGCGGGAGTATTCGGAATAATCGGAAATTTTCCCTTTGCGAACTGGAGTGACATAATCTTGGAGCGCGGAAGCTAGAGAATGGCGTGTGTTGGTGGAGCTTGTGTAAGACCCGCTGACTCCTGTATACTGGAGTTAGAGGTCGATGACATTAGGGTAGTGCTTCTCCATGCGGCTGTCCCATGCCCAGGTGGTTGATCCACAGCTTCGTAATTTCTAATACACGATCCACTGGTCAATGTGGGTGCTGGGTCCGTGGAATAACCACACGTGACCAGCGTCGCGTCCACCAATTGGCATGATGGTCATGGCGTTCACAAGACCGGAGTTGGGATCTGTCTCGTTGTCAACGATGAAGCGTTTTGAGCGTGTTTAGCCAATAAGTTGGACAATTTTAGAGACATCTGTTGTCACGCAAACTTAGTGGTCCAATGCAAACACTGTCTTGCTCTTGCGGGTGTCCATGATGCGCGGGACATCAATACCATCCTTTTGAATGGCTGTGTCGTAATAGTGTCCGCTGATGGATGCTTAGCGAAGGTGTAGGTAGTCTTGATCAAGAGATTGCACAAGCAGTTCATACACGTCTTCCTCAATGCCTTCAATCTTCTTTTCTGATTAGCATGGGCGGCATAGTAGTATATGGATGATGAATGAGACAATGTAGTACGGGATTGAGAGGATAACGGATACCAGCTTGATCGTCATGATGGCTATGGGAATCTTAGCTAGCATTGTCAGGTACACATCCACTGAGTAGCGTGGGATCAGATCTGGGCCAGTCATGTGGGGATTCTACCCTATGATGATCATACCTATTATGAAGTAATAGACATAGGCGTTCACGAGAATTGTGAGGACCGCGTCTAAAAGGCTTGGTCTGGTCAGAGCAAATGAGATGAGGTAGGAGATGTTGAGTGCCACGTATAATCCAAGGTTTTAAGGAAGGGTTGACTCAAGTAGGGTGGACAAGCCGGCGTACAACAATGCGCCTACAAATAACCTTGGGGCTCTAGCGCCGGAAAAGTAAAGGCCGCTGAGACTGGAAAAGTAGGAGGCTATGAATTGTAAAGTGACTTGCACATAACCGGTGTGTCGAAGGTCAATTCTCAGGACAAGAAGGATCTGGTTCAAATACTCTCTAGTGGGGTGGAATAGAGCGATGATGTAATTGACGAACGGGTTTCGAACCCATCTTAACACCACCGCGGCTATTGCGAAAGGGACGTAGTACCATATCATAATGGGGTGCACGGGATGGCAAGAACCAGATGACTCAACTGTGCCACCGTAGTAGCCGATGCAGCCACCAGAATGGAGAGTAAATTGAGTGTAGAGTTTCTCTGACACAAGTTTAGCTGCTTGCACATGGAGGCATTGGCTCCAAGGGGCTCGGTAGAAACATTCTGTCATGTCCTCTGCCAATTCGACATAGAAGGCTTGCCTACTCAAAGTGAGGGCTATAATTTCATCTGTCAGCGAACCAAATGGGTTGGTAGTGGCATAGGGGCAGGTTGCTTGGAGTCTCCTGCTGATTGAGAGTTCGTGCCAAGTGATGCATGAGCAGACATCGTAGTGAGTTTTGAAGCATTAGGCGAAAGACTTTGCTCGTAAGGTTTACATATCCGGGTCAAGTGTGGTAAAGTAACGTTCCAGGGTGTTGTAATCCTCTGTAATGAGTATGCTGTGCCATACATCTTCTTTGGGCGCGTCGGCAAAGTTCAAGTATTGGCTTGTGAATATGAAAAGGTCGCGGTCAGTGATTTGACGTTGGTGAGTCCAGTTGGCGTAGTCCATGGGTTTGTGTGTATGTGGATCCCCGGGGGGCGCAGTTCTGGGATAACTATAGAAGTCTCCGTCTGTTGTGGAATCTCCGTCGTAGTATGCTTTGTAGTCGAAATCATCCGCTATTATGTAATATGGTTCGGCGGGTTCTGGTTCGCCAGAGTTGCGCTTGACACGTTAACGCTCCTTGTGGATGCGATAGGCGGCTTGTAACTGCTCCTCAGTGCGATCTTCGGTTTGCTGCTACTAGGCATCACCGGCTTTGCCACCTGGTTAAGTGTCTGTGAACCACTGCTTGTATTCGGTTTCCCAATTCAACCACTCCTATTCTTCAAGTTCTTGAAGTTCTTCCACAGTCATATATTCGGAGATGGGGTTCACTATTATTTTGTGTGGGGCGGGGCCGAGGTCCTTATAAGGGTCTTCCAGGCCGGCTTGGATTCTGATCCACATGGCTGTGCAATACCTTCTGTCAAATAGTGATGGGTCGCACTTATCAGGGTGTAACTCCATTTGTATGGAGCGAAGAGATTTCTTCACAATTTTAGGGTCATCTACATCAACCGCAAGCATGCCAGCAAGATTCCTGGCTTGTTGGTTGATCAGTTGACCGTGAACAACCTTCGGGAAAATAGAAAATTCGATGGGTGATTGCTAAGACAAGAGATTGTGCATTATGGTAGTGAATATAAACCACCATAGTTTGACAAGGTTGAATAAAGCCCCTCTTAAGAACCAGTAGGTCAGGAGAGCACAAATAGCCATGAGAGTAATGCTGGTCATGTTGACACGCTGCTTCACGATGCCTTTTGAGGTCTTGCTCCACCAAACTGGCTTAATGTTTTGCTCGGCAATTTTCTTGGGGACCTCGTGGCAAGCCGTGAGGTAACCTTTAGCGGCTCTGGCTTATCCAGTTTCGAGGTCATGAATTATGTGGAGGTAATGGCTAAGCATGCGTTCCTGTTCGTAAGTGTAGGATTCGCTAAGGTGGTTGATGGATAGCCGGGCGAGTAGAGAGGCAGCTAAGTTATACCTTTCGGTCTAGGTCATGGTCTCCGGAATTATGGGGGCTTTCGGGTAGTCTCGTTTGCGTTTAAGGGCTGGAGCGTCACGAAGCAGGCACTTGGAATTAGTGACTAGCCTCTGCTTGCCTACAATTCTCCATATGAAATAGAGGATGGACCCTACGATGTCGTGGAGACCGAGTTTGAATTTAGGCGTGCAGGAACACTTGTACGTATCGGCAGGTCCTTTCCATGGCCAGGCCTTACAGCATTTAATTGCTGTGGCTTAATGGCGGTAAAGGTGGTCTGATGGGTTAAAGTTCTGGTAGAAATCGTGGATAAGAACGTTAGTCCAATCAGCATTGGTGCCGGGGGGAATGTATGAAAGTTAAATTGGGGACAACCTTTAAGACCCGTTAGCTTAGATAAGAACGTTTGTGTTATATCCGTCACCTCTTGCTTAGAAAATCGCTTGAGTCTACTGGGGCTGTAACGTGACTTGTGCTGGGTAGGGTTTGACGCCGATGCAAGGTGAGCGTTGTCCAGGAACACGTTTGGTTCGTAACTGGTCGCGTTGCTCAAATTAGAATGTGAGATTTGACTTAGAGGCTTAGATCCTGTCATTCTTCACTTTTGAATCATTGGACTCCACTTTGTATGTCGCGTACTCGATGGTTCCGGTGTCGTTTTGGGAAACCGCTCCGTATCTAACCCATCTCGTGGTAGGGAAGTTGACGACCGAGTAGTTGTGGGGGGTGTCGTTGCAATGATGGTAGAAATCAGTCTCGTTCTTGGTCTACTGGCAAATTGTGTATTCGGTGAGAACGAAGTGGTCCTGATTACCTGCGTGGCCCATACCTTGGTAAGTGCCGTCTTTATCCCAGACGTGAGCGATGGATAAA